CGGTGCATCTTGCCGTAAATGTTAAACATCTCAATGTCGCCAAAAAGACTTTGAGCTTCAGCGATGGATTTTGACGGCACTATCTCAGGATAGCAACCAAAGACGATTGGGTTTTTAATGTGTGGCAGGACATGCGAAAAGACGATGTGATCGCCCATGCCGCTATTAAGCACCACGATGGTCTGATCTCTAAAGGCCATGGTATTGCGAAAGATCTGCTCGTCATGAGCAAACAGTTCTTGCCTGTTTTCCATCCGAATACCGCCCGATGGGGCTTTCAAATGCCAAGTGACAGCATGAGGCGCAACCAGTAACTTGTAGCCCTTTTTGTGTAGGCCGTAAGTAAATAGCGTCTCTTCTCGATGCGCGACCCGTGAGAGGGCAAGGTTGTAGTCGTAAACCCCTGCACGGTATAAAAAGGTGCAGTGCAAGTGCTCGACTTCCTGTGTCTTTTTGATAAGCCCCCACTGCAGGTTTGGCTCAGTGTAGATGTGCTCAATCTTGCCTGTAGCAGCACCATCAAAGGTTTGGGGTGGTGTAAGGACTGAGCCACCAACACCGCCGATGTGAGGGCCAACGTGCTTTAAGAGGTTCTGCAGGACATTAGGCTCTGGCAGTGCATCATCATCCACACGCCACACCCATTCATATCCCATCCAATTAGCCATTTGATGGTTGTGATGCTGGCCTTTCTTGCCGGCATAGAGCCACTCCCAGGCAATCTCTTTGGCCTGCAACATGTAAAAGAGTTGCTTATAAAGCGGATCGCCACGCAGGTCTTGCTGGTCATCGTTGTCATCAAAGATCACAAGCTTATCGGGCTTGCGGGTCTGATTGATGATGGCCTGCAACGCCATAGGCAGCGTTGTGTGCGTGCGGCCACGGGTTGAGACTGAGCAAAGAACGCTAGGCATGCCAGCGTCCGATGAGAAGGTTCAGGCGGTTGTGCTGATCAATCGGTTTTGGCCAATCAGAAATGTTGCCTTCTTCATCAATGTAATTGAACTCAAAGCCAGGAAAGTGCGATTCGTTTAAGCCATGTAGCTTGTGATGCGGTCCCCAAAAGCCTGGCGGCTCATTCATGGGTACGGTAAAGAGCAAGTTCTTGCAGTGCTTTTTAAGCTTTTGCAGGACCTCTAAGCCGTTATCAATATGCTCAATGACCTCAAAGGCAATGATCGTGTCGTATTGCTCAAGGTCGATCTTATTAATGTCGGCATTGATAAAGTTTGCCCTGTCAGCCCACTTTTGCTCTTTGGCCACTTCAACAATGATGGGGTCGTAATCAAGGCCTGTGTATTCCACGCCGTCAGGCATGAACTGGAGGCCGTAACCGCTTGAGCATCCAATCTCAAGGATCTTATTGCCGCGGACATGCTTAGCCGCCCACTGGTAACGCGTGGTTTCTCGAGGGAATACCGGGTCGCCTTTAAGGAATACTGCACGCTCCCAATAATTCGATAGCCGCCAGCGATACCAGTCAGGGTTGTATTTCTTGGCAAGCTTAAGTGAGTTGCGCAGGAAAATGTCGTGGTAATTGGGTACTAGACTCGTGTCTAAGACCGTGCCTTCGCCAGCGTGGTAAATCGGAAAGCCGCCAATGAAGATGTTGTCCTGCCATACTTTGGGAGAGCATTCGCAGACCTCAAAGCCAGCCTTTTCTGCCTCAATGCAAAATTCTGTGTCTTCGCCACCGCCAACGCCGTACTCGGTGTTCAGAAGGCCAATAGCATCGAAAACCTTGCGGTGGACCATAACGCAAAAGAACACTGCAAAGTCGCGGCCTGCAGGCTCTGATGGCCCTTTAATCACGCATGAGATGCCGCACCTTTCGTTTTTGAAGGCGCTATCAAGCATCTGCAGCCACTGGCTTTTGGTTTGCGGCAACAAGACGGTATCGTTGTTTAGCAGGACGATTTTATCTGCCGTGGCAAAGCGTATGCCTGCGTTTGTGGCCCCAGAATAGCCTAAAGGCTGATCGTGCCAAATGACTTTGAGATGCTTTTCAAACCCAATACTGGCAAAGGTTTTCTTAAGTGATTTGAGGTAATCCGACGTTTCGTCCTTGCAGCCATTAGCCGAGATGACTAATTCAACCTCACCCATGTCGGTATATTTGAATATCGACTCAATGCATGGCTTTAACAGGTCACTACAATGGTTATATGTCGGGATGACAATCGAATATTTCACAGGGAGTCAGCCCCTACAGAATCGGCACCGATGGAGTCAGCAGGCACTATCCACTGACAAGTTGCTTCATCAAGTACAGCGTCTGGTGTTGGTTTTGGTGGGATAAAAGCGTCACGAACAGGGTCGTAGGTGTAGCCAATGCCTGCGTAGTTTTTACGGAAAGCCTTGCTCTGATCCGCTGATGGAAGACCCGTATTGGGATCGTAGTGAATGCCACCGCGAGTGTTGTACGAAGTTTGACGATAGGTATCACCCGTTCTGGCGCAGAGTTCCAATTCTTTACCGTCGTCCTCATCACGGCCAACGGTGACAAACACAACGGTTTGTAAGTTATCAATTTTTGCAAAGTGTGACATTTGTTCCTCAGCTAAATGTGACCGTTTCTGAGGTCGTTGATGTGGCTGTGATGGTGTAGGTCTTGAAACCACCTCCAGTTGTTGATGTTTGGGTTACGCCACCACTAAACGTTGCGGTACGCGTATCTGGAATTTTGATAAGCACAACACCAGACCCACCGTTACCACCAAAACCGCCATTGCCAGAAGCGTATCCTCCTCCACCGCCGCCACCACCACGGTTTGTTCCGCCTGTTCCGCCCGTAGTGTTATTGGTTGTTCCGTTTCCACTCACGCCAGAAACACCCGAACCTGCGGTTCCGGCAAATGAACCTCCGCCTCCACCAGCCGCATAGGTTGTGCTGTTAATTGTTGCGGTTGAAGCGGCACCTCCATTACCTCCGCCGCCGCTTGTACCGTTAGCGCCTGTTCCTCCAGCGCCTCCGCCGCCTCCACCACCAACCGATCCAGCAGAGCTGCCTTCTCCACCGTCATTACCCTGACCTGCGGTGCCAAGACCTTTTCCTGCATCTGCCCTTCCGCCGCCACCGGAACCACCGTCACGACCGGCCAAACTAATTGATCCGTTGTACGAACCGCCACCGCCACCGCCTGTTGATGTCACTGACGCAAAGACAGATTGCGTTCCATCACCGCCCTGAACAAGGCTCGTAGAACCAGACCCGCCCCCACCAACTCGTAATGAGTAGGCAACGTTCAAAGCTAGGGTTAAAGTACCTTGTTGAAAACCTCCACCACCCCCACCACCACCTGTAAATTGACCCCCACCGCCACCTCCGGCAACTACAGCATAGTCAACCGAAACTGGAGGTAAAATTATATTAGACGATGTACTGGCAGACGAGACCCATCCTTGTGTTGAGTCTATGTAAACAAGATTTACAGAACCACGAGACGTTGATATTGACCCGTTTGACGTGGACCCGTTAATTTTGTTTCCATTTGGATTAATAGCCAGCGCATTCGTATCCCACGTCCCCGCGTAATCTGTCAGTGTAATAACATTCCCCGCAGCAGGACTAGCAGGTAGCGTTACTGTGAAAGCTGCGGAAGTCGTATTACACGGATAAGCCCTGCCAGCCACAGCCGTAAACCCCGTGGTCTGCACAGCTTGCCAAGCAACGCTAGAGATGCCTGATGTGCCTGACTGCGTGATGTTTGCGGATGTGATCTTGGTAGTCATACCGAATCAGCCCCTAGACTTGGAACAATCCACTGGCATGTTGCTTCATCAAGCGTTGCATCTGCGCTTGGCTTGGGCGGGATGAAAGCGTCACGCGCTGCATCGTAGGTGTAACCCAGCCCAGCATAATTCTTGCGGAAGTTGCCGTTGTACGAAGTCTGCTTCCAAGTGCCACCAAGCAGTCGTTCGCAGAAGGCTGCGCCGATGTATTCCTTCTCAACACCGTTTGCGTCTGCTGTGTCTTTGTTATCAACAACAATGACTTGCACAACAACATCGTTCTCAATTTTTGCGAAATGTGCCATGGCTATGCCTCCAGCTTTAAACCAGTTAAATCCATCTCTTCCCCGACTGTACCCACAGGGAAGGTATTAAACGATAGCGATATGCGTGTCTGCTCACCCTGAACCGTAGGCACCATGTGCGTTAAGGATGAGGGGAAAAGAATCAACCGGCCAGTGAATGCCTCAAACCACCAAGACTCTGAGTTGTAAGCATTCCAGTTATCGGT